TCGACAAGAAAGACTCAAACCTCCGTTACCATAATCTAATCAAAGGTAAACTCAAGATATACGATTCGGCTAGTATATCTAAGACCCAAGTGGAGCGTATATGCCGCGAACTTAACCCCTCATGCATCATCTTCGATCAACTCGATAAAGTGAAGGGTTTTGTAGGAGACCGGGAAGATCTCCGACTGGGAACCATCTATCAATGGGCTAGAGAACTAGCAAAGATGTATTGCCCAGTAATCGGTGTATGTCAAGCAGATGGCACAGGTGAAGGTAAAAAGTGGCTCACAATGGAGAATACAGCAAACTCCAAAACCGCTAAACAAGCTGAGGCCGATTGGATTTTAGGAATTGGTGCAACCCACCAAGACGGATTTGAATTCATACGCCATTTACATGCCAGTAAAAATAAACTTGCTGGTGACGAAGATACCGACAATACTATGAGACATGGAAAAATAGACGTCATCATAGACCCCCAGAGAGCGAGATACCATGACTACACCAAATAAAGCCGCTTATATGCGAGAATACAGTAAAGCATACAGAGCAAAAAATAAAGATATTCTAACAGAGAAACGCAAATTACGTAAATTAGCTCTACCTGACCATACATTTAAATTGGATAAAAACAGACAACTTAAATGTGACCATGGAATAACACTAGAAATGTATAATCAAATGTTATCTCATCAAGACAATAGGTGTGCTATATGTGGTATACAAGCAGATGCAATTAAAACAGCACTAGCAGTGGATCATAACCACACTACCGGACAAATACGTGGCCTTCTTTGTATGAAATGTAATAGGGGGATAGGATATCTAAAAGACTCAATAGAGACTTTAGAAAAAGCAAAACTATATCTGGAGTCATACGAATAATGGTAACTCCTAAAAAAACAACAGAGTATCGCACTGTCGAGTTTCGAGAGTGGGTTGCTAAAAACTTCGCAAAGGAGGCATATATGCGAGAGTATGAAGCAGATATGTTTGCCAAGTGCATTCGAAATAGAACAGAGATTCCTCTACCTATGAAGAAAGCCTTGGTAGATGATATCTGCAAAGCATTCATGAACAAGAATCAATTCTTCAATCAGATACGATTCCGGGATATTTCATTACAAGCTCTGCCAGATCGTTGGCCTAGAGATAAATGAAAATCTTCGCGCTCGACGTCGAGACACAAACCGCACACAAAGGAGATCCATTTGATTCAACTAATAGTATGGTTCTTGGTGGGTATGGTACTAACGCCGATTACTTTCGGTTTCTTTCAGGCGATGTGGTACGACTACAATCACAGTTGGACAAAGCAACACTGGTCGTATTATTTAATGCCAAGTTCGATCTACATTGGTGTCGTAGGATTGGCATTAAGTTTCATTTACGCTTGCCTATATGGGATTGCCAGTTAGCTGAGTTCTTTCTATCCAATCAACGTTGGAAGTATCCAAGCCTAGATGAGTCATGCGCTAACAGGGGCCTGCCTCGGAAGCTGGATATTGTTAAGACAGAGTATTGGGAGAGAGGGATTAACACAGATGCCATCCCACATGAGATCCTTGACGAATACCTTCGAGGGGATATCACAAGCACTTACTTGCTTTACCTTGCTCAAGTAGAAGAGTTCAAGAAACCAGAACATGCAAGTAAGTATCGGTTGTTTCGTTTAGCTTGTTATGATTTGATGGTGTTACAAGAGATGGAATATAATGGCTTTTTATTCGCAAGTGACGCAGCGAAGGCGGAATCTATACGACTGGAAAAAGAAAGTACCAAGTTTGATGCTATCATTTATTCTGAGTTCCCTGATATTCCCATCAATCTTGGTTCTCCTAACCACATTAGCTGTATGTTATATGGTGGAGAAATTTCTGAAACTGTTAAGGTTCCTATTGGAGTCTTTAAGTCCGGTGCAAGAGTTGGCCAGGCGAAGTTTCAGAATGTGGAAAAAGTATACAAACTTGCTAGGCTCATAGAGCCATTAAAAGGTAGCGCTTTAGCCAAAGAAGGATATTATGGAACCAGTGAAGACGTACTTAATAATCTCAGAAGCACTGGCAGAGTTAAGAAAATCATTCAGGCTCTACTTGACCGGCGTGGAATTGAGAAGCTTAGGGGTACCTACTACGATGGAATCCCAAATCTTATTCAAGAACACTCGTGGCAGAATAATATCGTCCATGGACAATTTAACCAATGTGTTGCAATCACTGGACGCCTTAGTGGAACCAAACCTAACCAACAAAACATGCCCCCCGGCTGTAAAAGGTATTGTGTGAGTAGATATGATAATTAATGCCGATGTTAAGTCGCTTGAATGGATCTCTTACCTCTTCCTCAGTCAAGATAAGAATGGAATTGCAGAATGGTTAGAATTCGTGGACAACCCAAAACTAAATGACATCCATACAAAAAACCAAAAAGACCTCAAACTCATATCTCGCCTCATCAGTAAGATCTTTCTGTTTAGGTGTATTTACCGGGGACCTGCTTTTGCTTATGCACACGATCCTGACTTCTCCCAAGTAAGTACAAGCCAGAAGTTCTGGCAAAAGGTTATTGACAATTTCTTTGAGAAATACCATGGACTCAACGCAAAGCACATCGAACTTATCCAAGAGGTCACTACAAGAGGATTTAATGTTAGTCCTTTTGGACGAGTGCATGAACACACTCAACGCCAGACTGTAAGAGGTCCAGAGTGGAACATCCCCGACATTTGTAACCATATCAATCAAGGATGTGGAGCGGATGTTATGGCAGTTGCGCGTGTCTCATTTGCTAACAGGTGGTTTAAATCCGGACTAGAGGGGTTGCTTATTTCCACGGTACATGATAGTATAGTATTAGATGTACCAGAAAAGAATGTAATGGCAGCAAAAGAGATGGTTGATGAAACTTTCAGAGATATGCCTAAAAGTATCTCAGCCGCATTCAAAGTAGATTGGAATCTTCCATTGCTTTGTGAGGTTGGATATGGTCCAAACATGAAAGACTTAACAGTAATTTAAAGGAGTAATATGAAATTTGAAATTGAAATCATCAATGTTCAGAGTATCACCAAGCCCACAGCTAAAGGTAGTTATACCATGCTGGATGTTGCCTTCCGTCGTGTAGATACAGGCAAGATTGAAGGCAAGAAGGTTATGTCCTTTACGTATAAGGACGTGTTTAACATCCTGTCCAAAGCACAACAAGGACAGAAACTTACTGTAACTACGGAGAAAAATGCAGAAACTACATACTGGGACTGGGTTGCCATTGATGAAGGTGGCGGTACTCCAGCAGCAACTCCGGATGCTCCACCGGCAAAAGCCGGCTTCGCTTCTCCAAAGAGCACTTATGAAACCGCAGATGAACGCGCTGCTCGACAAGTTCTCATTGTACGGCAGTCTTCTCTGTCAAATGCTATCGAAACAGTGACCAGTAATTCCAAAACCAAACCAGAGTTGGAAGAGATCCTCAAGGTTGCTGACATGTACTGCAATTGGGTGTTTCAAAAAGGTGTAAAGTTGGATACCCCTGAACCTAACTTTGCTGATATGGAAAACGATATCCCCTTCTAAGGTTTAATATGATCCCCGAACATATGCATAAAGGAACCTTCCCTACGGGGAGTTCCTATATCTGTAACCCACCAGTTACTAACACTGATATAGATCAAGTCTTCTTCGTGTATCATTTGGGGATTGCTGATGAACAAATGAGGGGACTTGGTTGGACAGTATGTGGTCCCGATCATTATCCGAATGTTGTTTGGAAGGCATATCGTAAAGGGAATTTAAATGCCCTCCTTACAGATAATTGTCAACACTTCTTGAAGATGTATCATGCAACAGAGGTTGCTAAGAAGTTAAACTTATTAAATAAAGCAGATCGTATTGCATTATTTAAGTCCATTATAGAAGGAACCTAATGCAACTTCTCGTAGACGGCGACATCGTTTGTTATCGAGCCGCAGCTTCTGTCGAGCCATCAAAGAAGGCAGAACCTCGCACCCTAACAGAAGAAGAAACAAACTTTGAACGTGAAATCGCCATTGCTCGTTGTGATACTCTTATGAGAGAGTTAATCCATACGACAGAGGCAGATACGTATCAATGTTTCTTATCTGGACGAGCCAACTTTCGTTATCGTGTGTATCCGGAATATAAAGCCAATCGTCGAGATACTGTTGATCCTCGCTTCCGTGCAGATTGTAAAGCATTTTTATTAAAAGAGTGGAATGCTACAGAATCTCATGGTTGCGAGGCAGACGATCTACTTGGTGTGGCTCAGACAGAAGATTCAATCATAGCAACAATAGATAAAGATCTTCTTATGATTCCTGGTTGGCATTATAACTGGGTTCGAGATGAGAAGACTTATACAGCCCCATTAGACGGTATCAAGTATTGCTATAAGCAAATGCTTATTGGCGATAAAGCAGATAACATCTTTGGTATTGATGGATTGGGGCCAGTAAAAGCAGGAAAGATTATTGATCCACTAGAGACAGAAGAAGAGATGATTAACGTTGTCCTTTCTTTGTATAATGAAGATGTGGTGCGTTTCACACAGAACATTATGTGTCTTTGGATCATGCAAGAGAGAGGAGTTACATGGGCACACCGCGTAGGACACTTAGCTTTACCAAACCAATTGAAACAAGAGGTGGATCGAGTATTAGAATCTACGAAGTTTTTGATGGACGCTACATCAACGGAGCCTATTATGATCCCTCCGATGATATTTGGTTTACCGTGCAGTGGGGAATTGACGGAATCTATGGAAGCAAAAAGTCTTCCGTTGATTTAGTTAATATAAAAGAGTACTCACCAGAATCATTGGATAATATTTAATGGACTGGACTCCCGGTAGGATTAGGAGTTTCATTGTATCAGCACTCAGAACAGGAGCGCGCCGCTGGCCACCCAAACATGAGTGCTTACAAGCAGCTTGTATAGGACAGAAGTTAAATATTAAATCTGGTAGAATGGCAAAACACTATACTTGTGCTTGTTGTCTGCAAGATTTTCCAGGGAAAGAGGTAGAAGTAGATCATATTTTACCTGTGGTTTCTGTAGAGGATGGGTTTATAGATTGGAATGCTTTTATTGATAGGTTATTTTGTCCAATAGAGAATTTACAAGTGCTCTGTAAAGTTTGTCATAAGAAAAAAACAAAAGACGAAAGGAAACTCCGTTGATTTGGGATGATTTATACATCACTCAAGAAGAGTGGACATCATATACTCCTACAAAAAGATGGAGACTTACCCATGTAGAAGAAAACAAAAAATCACAAGCCAATTGGAGAAAAAATAATATGGCTTATGATAAACAAAGACAAAGAAAACACCAATTAAAATCAAAATATAATCTTACAGAAGAACAATATCAACTTTTATTAAAAGAACAGGGATATGTTTGTAAATTATGTGGAACAGATAAAGTGGGTGGAAAATGGACAGTATTTCATGTAGATCATTGTCATACTACAGGAAAAATCCGAGGACTTCTTTGTACAAATTGTAATAGAGGCTTAGGTATGTTAGGAGATACATTACAATCTATAGAGAAAGCTTATATATACATGAAAGAAAATACATGAGTAAGACTATATTTATTTTACCTGATGTTCAATGTAAACCAGGAAATGATATGAGTTTTTTAAATATTATTGGTAACTGGATTGTAGAAAAAAAACCTGATATCCTTGTATGTTTAGGAGATTTCGCCGATCTTCCAAGTCTTAGTAGTTATGATGTTGGAAAGAGATCATTTGAGGGGCGTCGATATAATGATGATATTATGGCAGCTAATAGGGCTATGGATATTTTAATGCAACCTCTTATGCAATATAATATACAAGCACATAATAATAAAAAACGTCTTTATAATCCTAGAAAAGTATTTACTTGTGGTAATCATGAGCAACGTATCTTACGTGTTGTAGAAAATGATCCAAAATTAGATGGTACTATTAGTATATCTAATCTAAATTATGAAAAATATGGTTGGGAAGTATACCCCTTTTTAGAAGTTGTGTTGATAGAAGGTGTAGCTTTTTCTCATTATTTTACAACAGGTGTAATGGGACGCCCCGTTACTTCTGCACGAGCACTAGTTAATAAGAAACATATGTCTACAATTCAAGGACATAATCAAAAAATGGAGATTTATAATGAGTATCGTGCCGATGGAAAAATGCTCACCGGGTTATTTGCCGGGTGCTGTTACTTACACGATGAAGACTACCTCGGACCCCAAGGAAACAATTACTTCCGGGGAATCCACATGTTGTATGAAGTTAATGACGGGCAATTCCAGTGTCACTCCATCACACTCGACTACCTTGCGAGACGATTTAAATGACGGATACGACTACAGCCCTTTCGGTTCAGATTGGTGGCGATCACTATAAGGATTTGGTGATTCAACCAATCGAGTATATTCATGCTAACAAAATCCCCTTCATTGAGGGTTGTGTTATCAAGTATATCAGTCGATGGCGAAACAAGAATGGCATTGCTGATTTGCAGAAGGCTAAGCATTTCATAGATATGTTGATTGAACTCGAACAATAAGGATAAAAATGAATCTTATCAAGTATCAAGAATGGACATTGAGTACTGCGGTGTATCCTGGTGCAGGAGAGCATGGATTTAATGAAGTAAATTATCTTGTACATGGTCTTACTTCAGAAGCTGGTGAAGTTTCTGGTAAATTAAAGAAGATTATTCGTGGAGATAAACTTCCACCAGAAGTATTCATCTCAGAACTTAGTGATGTTCTTTGGTATCTTACACGTATCTGTGATAATGTTGGTATTAATTTAGAGCAACTCGCAGATTATAATATGCATAAGTTAGAAGAACGCAAGGAACTAGGTACTATCAAGGGTAGTGGTGATAACAATGAAACCAGAATTCAAACCATCTGAATATAGATGTCTCGAATGTGAAACGAATATCTCTTCTAGTTATCCAGGAGAGTTTGTTTCTTGTAAATGTGGTAAATGTTTTGTGGATCAAACAGAATATTATACTCGTGTAGGCGGTAATGCAATTCTTATTGGAAATATTGAATGAGTGTTCTTCTTACTACCCTGTTATCTGCCTTAATCCCTGTTGGGATTGAGGGAGTTAAACAGGTTATTACAACTAAACTTGGTGGTGTTAAGGCAACTACGGTTGCGGAACAATTACAGTTAGATGACAATGATATCAAAAGAATGCAAGCCTTGGCTGTTCTTGATAATCCCGGTGGTACTCCTAGTCAGTGGGTTATCGATCTCCGAGGTAGTAGCCGCTATATTATGGCTGGGGTGGTTATCCTTGGTGGTGTGGTTGCTTTATACATTCCTGATATGGATATTGCAGTGAAATCCATTGCCTTTGAAGGGGCAAACATTGCCTT